CGCAAGCCACCCAGACCGCCTCACATCCCGACTGCTGTCTGGATAAATCCACCAAAGCAAACGGAGGGAAACCAAGCTTAAAGTCCAAAAGCCACTGTCTCAAAGTCGTTGACACGTTCCGGCGTACTGCGGTTTGGCACCGAGCTGGGCTTCATCACCGATCATACGGGCGCAACGCTAACCCTGTCGCGCCCGATGCCGGAACTTGCCGCAGCGATCGCCACCCCGGAACTCGACCCTGACACGGGCGAGCCACTGCCCATGCTTGCTGACATCGCGCCGGGCTGCGACCTTCGCGCGGCCACATGTGCTGCAAAGTTCGGCAATCTCGCAAACTTCGGGGGCTTTCCCGAGATCCCCGGCCGCAATCCTTTCGGCGGCAGCTCCATCGTCTGACGCGTCACCACCGACGCCAACCCAAACGCCAACTCCAACTCCTGCGCCCTCGCGCCGCCAAAAAGCACAGAGCACACCCCCATGGTCTGGACCTTCATCGCACGGCTCGTCCTCGGGCTGGTGCTTTCGGCGATCTCCTATGCGCTAAGCCCACGCCCCAAGGTCGAGAAGCCACAGGCTGCGGGGCTCGATGACTTTACGCTGCCGACAGCCGAAGAAGGTCGGCCGATCCCGGTCGTCTTCGGCACCGTGCTTATCACCGGGCCCAATGTGGTCTGGGCCGGGGACCTCAGGGTTGATCCCATCAAGAAGAAAGGAGGCAAGAAGTGACGGACCCGCTTCCAAACACGCCCGTTCGTGTCACCATCCAGGACCTCCGCGCCGCGCGCTACTGCCTCGCGGGCGTGCGGCCGTGGTTTCGCCGTCACGGGCTGGGCTGGCAGGAGTTCCTTGATCACGGCATCGACGCCGACCGCCTGCGCGTCACCGGCGATGCGCTGATTGACCCCGTGATCGAGGTGGCTGAGACGCGGGAAGCCGCAAGCCTGGAGGCGCGCCATGGGCGGCAGTAGCAAAGCCCAGACCGTTGGCTATCGCTATTCGCTGGGCGTGCATCTGGCGCTTTGCCACGGCCCGATTGATGCGATCCGCGAGATCCTCGTCGACAGCCGGACCGCTTGGTCGGTCACGACCGGCGGCAGTTTTGGTGGCGGAGGTGCGGCGGTCGAGACCCGCATCGGGACGGTCACAGGGATGGCGGCCAGCGCCGCGCTCGCTGGCGACAGAGGGGCGACCATCAGTTTCCCCGGCACGCGCGCGGGTATGCGTATCGGGCAGGACTACCGCTTGCAGCTCGCGAACGGGTCGAGCCAGACCGTGACGCTGCAGAGCGTGTCCTTCAACGCAGCCACCGGTGTTACCGCGTGGACCGTCTTGCCGGAGGCGCTGAGTTTCCCGGCGCAGTCGGTCGAGGTCCTCATCGCAACGACGGCGGCAAGCAATGCCGGTGCGGGTGGTGGGCGCATCCGGATCGACACCCCTGATCTTTTTGGTGGCGAGAGCCGTGAAGGCGGCATTGTCGGCGATGTCGATGTGTTGATGGGCGGGCCCACGCAGGGTCCGAACGATTATCTCGCCGCGCGCATGGGCGGCGATGTGCCCGCCTATCGCGGGCTTTGCAGCCTCGTACTCCGGCAGGTCAATCTCGGCATCAATCCTTACCTGAAGCCCTGGGCCATCCGCGTGACCCGGGTGCTGGTGGGTGAGGCCGGATCACCGCAATGGTATCCCGACAAGGCACCCATTGTGCCGGAGGCCAACATCTCCGATGCGGCGATCTATATTGCCCTCGACGTCTCTGGCTCGATGTCGGGCACGCGGATGGCGGCGCAAAAGGCGGGCGTTGCAGCGCTGATCCGCGAGATCGGTGCCGGCGTCGATCCCGACCGACCCAATGATATCCGCATCGTGCTCTGGAACGCAGGCGTCGCGGGTGCGATCGAGCGGCGCAACATGGGGCCGGATGACTACGCAGCGATCGAGGCATGGATGCTGGCGCTGTCGAACAGCACCTCCGGCGGCACCAGCTTTGATGCGGCCTTTGTTGAGGCAGGGAGCTTCCTAGCAGGCAGCGGCTCCAAGCGTCGGATCGTCATCTTCGTAACGGATGGCGAACCCGCGCCCGCCACCTCGGTCGATGCCGCGCTGGCAATCATCCGCACGCTGCCGCCCGCCGATATCTTCGGCTTCAACATCGCACTGGCCGATACGAGCTTCACCGCCCAGATCGACAACACACCCGTCGACGGCGTGCCGGTCATTCCGGCCGGCAACAGTCAGGCGCTGGTCGCCTCGCTGCGCGGGGCCTTCGGCAACGGGCCGGACATGAACCCGGCCCATATCATCCGCGAATGCCTGACCAACCGCGACTGGGGTCTGGGATATTCCGCAGTCGAGATCGGCCCGAGTTTTGCCGGCGCGGCTGATGCGCTCTACGCTGAAGGCTTCGGCCTTTCGTTGATCTGGCAGCAGGACAGCTCGATCGAGGAGTTCATCGCCAGTATCCTCGATCATATCGATGCGACGCTATTCATCGACCGCCGCACCGGGCTCTGGGAGCTGAAGCTGATCCGGGCGGATTATACTGCCGCGACGCTGCCGCTCTTCGATGAGACCAATGTCGTCGATTGGGGCCGCCTCGGTCGCCGTTCGCCATCTGATCTGGTCAACAGCGTGACCGTGCGGTTCACCGACGCCTGGACCGACGATACCGGCGCTGTCTCCGTCACTGACACCGCGCGGGTGCAGGCCATGGGTGAAGTGATTGCCACCACGCTCGAGTATCCCGGTATCCGTTATCAGGGTCTTGCCCTGCGCGTAGCGGAACGCGACCTGCGCGCGCTGTCGGTGCCGCTCCTGACCGGTGAGATCGTGGTGAACCGTGAAGGTGCCAATCTTGGCCCTGGCGATGTGATCCGGCTGCGATCGGCCCGTCTGGGGCTTGATGATGTGGTCATGCGCCTTTCCGAGATCGGTCAGGGTGACGGGCGCGACAACGGCATCCGGCTGAAGATCGCCGAGGATGTCTTCGCGCTGGGTGCCACCGCCATCGCGGGCGGGCGCATGCCGACAGGCACCGGCATTGCCGCTCCACCACGCGCGCTGACGCGGCGCATGGTCGAGGAAGCGCCATACTGGCTGCTGGTGCGCGAGCTGGGCCACACTGAGGCGGACCGGATCCTTGGTGAGGATCCCGATGCAGGCGCGCTGGTTGCCAGTGGTGAGCGCCCAAGCGCGGATGCACTGGCAGCAGAGATGTGGATCGATGCGGGCATGGGCCCTGCGCTGGAAGGCACCGTGGCCTTCGCCCCGACGGCCCTGCTGGCGGCGGACCTGTCCGACGATCCTGAAGCACGCGTGATCCCCGTTACGAACTGGCGCGATATCGGCGAGGTCGGGATCGGCACGCTGGCCAGCATCGGCGGCGAGCTGGTGCGTATCGACGGGATCACACCCGACACCATCACCGTCGGACGCGGCTGCCTCGACACCGTGCCGCGCGCGCATGCGGCGGGCACACCTGTCATCTTCTTCGACGAGGCGGCCCGGATCACCGAGGAGTCCTGGGCGGCGGGCGAGACCCTTGCGGTCAGGCTCCTGCCCGAGACTGGTCGCGGCACGCTGGCCTTTGCAATGGCGCCGGAAGATAGCGTGACCATGGATCGCCGCGCGATCCGACCGCTGCCACCGGGCCGCGTCCAGGGCAACGGCAGCTATGCGCCCGACATCGATGCGCTGGTCATCGGTGATCTGCTGCTCAGCTGGACCCATCGCGACCGGCTGACCCAGACCAGCCCGGTGATCGTCGATCACACCGCTGCGTCTATCGGGCCGGAGCCAGGGGTCGGCTATGTGCTCGAGGTCCGCTGGGTCGACCCGGACACAGGGGTCGCCCTGCTACCCCCGGGCATCGTCATTGATGCGGGGGTTACCAGCAGCTGGACACTCGCTCCTGACGACATTCCCGAGACCGGCGCACCGGACCGCACCGCCGAGATCGAGGTCGCAATCCGGACCCGCCGACCGGTCGATAGCAGCTGGCTCTCCGACCGTGAGGCGCGGGGCTTGCGCCTGACCGCTCCCTTCGCCGCTGGGTGGGATCGGGGCTGGGGCTTTCTCTGGGGCACCTGAGCGCGCGCCATCACCACAGTCGGCAAGATCGCAATCACCACGACCGTAAAGAGCGAGGATACGCATGCCGGAACGGATCATGCCGGGGCTGGGGCTGCGCGCCTTCTACGACCCCGGCCAACGCAATTGGGGCGAGAGCCTCAGCCAAGACCTGCGCAGGCTCTCGGCGTTGGTCCAGGCGCGCGCCACATCGCGCACCGCCCCGCTGCCCACGACCGGCAGCCCGGGCCAGATCGCGATCGTGCCCGCCGCAGCCAGCACCAATGCCAATGCCGTCGCGATCTGGGATGAGATCGCAGGGACCGCCGCTTGGGTCTTCCTCGCCCCGCAGGACAGCTGGCAAATCTGGATCGCCGATGAGGCGCGGCATGTGCGCTTCACCGCCGGGGCATGGGTGGAGGTGCCGCGCCCCGGCATCGCGCCGATCCGGACGCTGACGGCAACAGCGCACACGCTGGAGGCCACAGATCTGGGAAGTATTATCGAGACCACCGGTTCCTCGGTCGTCACGGTGACAATCCCGACCGAGGCCACCGTGCCCTTCGAGATAGGCACCTTGATCAACATCACGCAGGTGGGTGCCGGGATCGCCACGATCGGGGCCGCGCCGGGGGTCTCGCTCAATGGCGTGACCGGCGGATCGGTCGCGCTTGACGGTCAGTGGTCCGGTGCCGCGCTGACCAAGCGCGGCGCGGATGCCTGGGTCATTCAGGGCGCGCTGGCGGGGGCGGTTGCATGAGCCTTCTGATGACGCGCGCCGCGATCCTGGCCCAAGGCGGGGCCACTTCGGCCCCCCCGGTTGATCTGAGCAGCGCCTGGGAGTTGGACACCACCCGCCGCCCCGCAGGCTACACCCTCTCAGATACCAATCAGACCGCCGTCAATACCAGCGGCGGCAGCGATTACCGCCGCTGGGTGCCAACCGCCGATCCGATCGTGCCCTCCGCCGGGCGGCGCTATTGGGAAGTCGCCTGTGCTCCAAGCGGGGCTGCGAGCTTTGACGGCTATCTCGGCGTTGCCGCTGCCGCACAGCGCGAGGAGTTCGATGTGGGCAACAATCCTATCACGCTCGGCTCGATCGCCTGGCGCGGCAACGGGACACTCTGGTCCTCGGACACCGCAACCGCCGCGCAGCGTCTGACTGGTCTGCCAACCTTCGGGGCGGGCGATGTTCTGATGTTCGTGCTCGATCCTGCTGCCGCCAGCCTCTGGATCGGCAAGAACGGCGTCTGGCGCGACGATCCGGTGACCGGCGCCGCAACCTGGACCGCAGGCGGCAGTCCCGCGTTCCACCCCGTCATTCAGGGCCGCAATCCCGGAGATGGCGGCACCCTGCGCTCCCTGTCCTCGCAACTCAGCTATCCCGTCCCGCCCGGCGCGCAGCCGCTCGGCTTCAGAGAGCCAGACCTGCGGATCTTCCAGACCCATGCCTGGCTTGAGATCGGCGGGGACAGGAGCCTCAGCATC